GTAGCTGACCTGCGTTACCACTCTTTACAGAAACATAATATGAGAGATGGGCGCTATGATAGCTTAGAGGACAAGCTTCTTAATAAGCTAGATAAAGCACTACCTCTATTGATGAAGCCGGAAAGTATACTCAAGGCTCTGGAGATAGCTAATAGAGCTAAGAGAAGAGGACAGTCCGCGCCTGAACAGGTAAGCAATCAGAAGAATATAGTCACACTGATTGTACCTACTATAATAGCAGAGAAGTTTTCTATCAATATAAACAATCAGGTTACTAAGGCAGGCCAGCAGGAACTCTTAACTATGGCTAGTGGCAACTTGCTTAAGCAGGTAGAAGCCGCTACTGCTGATAGACTAGAACAATCTGAAAAGGAAATAAACGATGCACCGGAAAAGAGGAGCTGATATAAACTTAGCAGATGTATTAGCTAAGTTAAGAGGAGAGAAACCTCCTAAGCCAGTTCCTGTGGTATACTCTGCTTCGGATATAGTCGCCGCTAAGTCAGTACTAGATAGACTTCTATTAGCTACTACTAAGAATGAAGTAAGCTATATAAGAGAAATACCCACTGAAAATAATGAGCCTGAAGAGGAGACCTAGTAATGAAACCTACAAAAGAGACCTTACTAGAATCTCTAGGTGGTCCTCAGATAACTAATAATACTCAGGCAGTAGCTAAGGCAGATGAAGTAGAGCAACTAGGAGCCTCCAGCGATGAGATACAAGCTCTAGCTAAGGCGGACTTAGACTTCTTAGCTGCAATCATAATGCCTCTAGTATTCACCTACTGCTTTCCTCCTGTATTTAAGTCTGTATGGGCTTGGTTGCTAAGTTTTGTAGATGAGGCTCGTACATTCCCACAACTTGCTCTTGGCTTACCTCGCGGCTTTGGCAAGTCTACATTAATGAAAATATTTCTAGTATACTGTATCCTATTCACTGACCGTAAGTTTCTATTAGTTATAGGTGCAACTGCTAAGTTAGCTGAGAACATATTATCTGATGTAGTAGACATGTTAGATGAGCCTAATATAAAGTCTACCTTTGGTGATTGGAAACTAGGAATAGAAAAAGATACTCAGTCACTTAAGAAGTTCGGCTTCAGAGGTAGAAACATAACACTAGCAGCAGTTGGTGCTGAGACTAGTCTCCGTGGCCTTAATATTAAGAACCAGCGACCTGACGTTATGCTGTTTGATGATATACAATCTAGAGAGTGTGCTGATAGTGAAGTACAATCCTCCTCCCTAGAGAACTGGCTAATAGGTACAGCTATGAAAGCTAAGTCGCCTACTGGCTGTATGTTCTTATTTGTAGCTAATATGTATCCTACTAAGCACAGCCTGCTTCGTAAGCTTAAGAACAATCATACTTGGATTAAGTTTATAGCAGGAGGAATACTAGCAGATGGAACTTCTCTATGGGAAGAGCTGCAGCCTATAAAGCAACTTACAGCTGAGTTCGAGAATGACTTAGCTATGGGGCATCCTGAGATATTCTATTCTGAGGTTCTTAATGATGAGAATACTAACGCTAATAATCTTATTGACCTCTCTAAGCTACCAGAAGTCCCCCATCAGGAGGGAGATATAGCTGCTGGTAACTTCATAGTAATAGACCCTGCAACAGATAAGATTAACGCAGATGCGGTCTCAGTAGGTTACTTTGAGATACATGATGCTACTCCTATCTTAATGGAGCTAGAAGAAGGTAGATTCTCTCCAGGAGACACAATAAAAAAAGCTCTGCACTACGCTCTTACTCATAATTGCCGCCTCATAGCTGTAGAAGCTAATGCATATCAGTACTCTCTACTATACTGGTTTGACTTCATATGTCAGCAGATGGGTATACAAGGTATAGAAGCTGTACCTATTTACTCAGGAGTTAGCTCTAAGAATGCTAGAATACTAAATATGTTTAAAGCTTATGCAGCAGGTGAGATATATGTACATGCAGATGCTAAGTTAGATGTACACTTACAAATTACTCAGTTTAATCCAATGAAACGTGATAACACAGACGGCTTGCTAGATCTTCTTACTTACGCGCCTAGAGTAGTACAGGAATATGGCGAATTTGTAATAGCAGGTAATATAATAGAAAGCCAAGAATTTGATGCTATAGAAGTACCAGACTTTAATTCTCCATTCTAAGGAATCTCCCAATGGCAGCCTCCACATCAGTCCCCCTATCTAAGAAATCCCAAGCTGCTTTTATAGAATACTATAGAAGTGTGCAAACTCTCTCTAATGTAACTAGAAGTGAGTATCGTGCTCGCTTAGAAAGAAGAGATAGAGAATATCAGAGAGAAGTTGACAGGACAGAAGAAAATCGGCGAGCTAAGGCAGCTAATAGAGCCTTTGACCCTAATCGTTTTCAGAATATAACTGTACCAGTAGTAATGCCTCAAGTATAAGCAGCTGTGACTCACCAGACTTCTGTATACCTAACAGGCCATCCAATCTTCGGAGTAGTGTCTGCACCTGCCTTTATAGATGAGGCACTGCAGATGGAGTCAGTGTTAGAAGACAATAGCATCCGTGGAGGTTGGGCTCGTGAGCTTATAATGCATTTTCGTGACGGGTTTAAATACAATCATGCTCCTATAGAAGTAGACTGGGGAACTGAAACAACCTATAGCGTAGAGACTAACCTGGAAAAAGATCTTAAACGTGGTATACCTAAGGAAGTTATCTGGAGTGGGAATAGGCTTAAGCGCTTAGATCTCTATAATACATTTGTAGATACTAGAGTACCCCCCTCAGAAGTATATAAGAAAGGCGAGTATGCTGGGTACACAGAGTCTATTACTCGTATAGAGCTTAAAGCTTTTATCTCCCGTCTACCTGATACTATTATATCTAATATAGTTCCTGCTTTTGAATCCGGCTTAGGTTCATCTACTGGAGCTAAAGACGCAAGTGCTATGAGTTTCTATATACCTGATATAAATCCTGATGTAGCAGAAGAGGACTTTAAGGGAGCAGGAACTAACTGGCTAAGGTGGGCTGGACTATCTTCTGCGCTTAGACAGAATAAGATAGACTATAAAGACGGCTATGAACTTACTACATTATACGCTAAAGTACTTCCATCTGAGTTTAGTCTACATGTACCTAATAGAGAGACTCCTCAGATATATAAGCTTATAATAGTAAATCATCAACATATTATATATGCAGAGCAGCAAACTAATGCTCACATGTATATTCCTATCTTAATAGGGCAACCACTAGAAGACGGGCTATCTTACCAGACAAAATCTCTAGCAGATAATGCTATACCTTTTCAGAATATAACCTCTGCTTACATGAATAGTAATATAGCCTCTAAAAGAAGAGCTATTAGTGATAGAGTACTATATGACCCTTCCAGAATTACTAGTCAGCACATTAACTCTGATAATCCTTCTGCTAAGATACCAGTGCGGCCCGCTGCTTATGGTAAGAAGATATCAGATGCAGTGTTTCAGTTCCCTTATAGGGATGACCAAGGAGCTGAGGGACTACAGAGCATACAAGTCTTACTAGCAATGGCTAACTCTCTTTCTGGACAGAATCAAGTTCAACAAGGACAATTTGTAAAAGGTAATAGAACTCTTAGTGAATTCGAAGAGGTTATGAGACAAGCTGGCGGTAGAGACCAGTTAGCTTCTATTATGTTAGAGTTTCAAGTATTCATACCTATGAAGCAGATACTCAAACTTAATATACTACAGTTCCAAGGTGGTACTACAGTATTTAATAGAGATAAGCAGGTAGCGGTAGAGATAGATCCAGTAGCTCTTAGGAACGCAGTATTAGAGTTTCGTGTATCTGACGGTCTTATTCCTAGTTCTAAACTAATTAATGCTGACTCCTTTTCAGTAGCCTTGCAGGTTATAGGTTCTTCTCCTCAGATAGGAGCTGGATACAATATGGCTCCTATGTTCTCTTATCTTATGAAAACACAGGGTGCTGACTTATCTGACTTTGAGAAGTCTACTGAACAGATAGCTTTTGAACAAGCTCTTAGTTCCTGGCAATCAATGGCTCAGCTAGCACTAGAGAAAGATAAGGATGTAGAGAAAGTATTACCTCCACAACCTTTGCCAGCTGACTTTGGTTATGACCCTGCAGCTAATAAGCCCGCACCGCCAGAAGCAGGTAGTCCTACATCACCCACAGGAGAACTCCCATAATGGCACATCTAATAGATAATGACTTCTCTAGCTATGAATTAAATGACGAAGAAGCAGTACAAGGCTCTATACTTAGTATTACTCAGAAACAAGTTATACAGAATGATATAGCTGTATATGCAGAAGAGAAACTAAATTTAGAGTTTGATACTAATAATCAGATGTTATTCGTACAGCAAGAAGCTAAATTAGCAGGTCAGATTCAAGCTCTTAGATATAGATTACAATGTTCTGAAGCATCAGAAGAAGAACTAAGATACAGAGAAAATCCTAACCCAGAAAATAACACTTAACCTAACACTTGACACTCAATACTTAACCTAATAGAGAGAATTATTATGGGCTTCCTTGATAAGATATTTGGTACCACACCTCAGCAACAACAAGTTCCTGTACAACAGCCAGGCGTTCAGCCAGCTCCAGGGCAGATAGCTCCAGGACAGCCAGGTAATATCCCTGCACCTACAGTTGTAGCTGACCCAAATAATCCTACTGCTCCGGTACAACAACCTGTTGCTCCTGTTACTCCTGAAGTAGTTGATGATTCTCCACTTGCTGAGTTTAGCAAACTATGGGAAGATGACCCTAAGAAAGAAGGTGATACTCCTCCTGAACCGCCAGCTACATTAAAAGCTGAAGACGTACAAAAGATAGTAGCTAAGACAGACTTCTCTCAAGCTATAACGCCAGAGATGTTAGTTGCTATTACTGCTGGAGGAGAAGATGCCGCTAAAGCTTTTGCTACTGCTATGAACGCAGTAGCTCAACAAGTAATGGTTCAATCTACAATGGTTAATAACAAGTTAACTGAACAAGCTGTAGAGAAAGCCTTAACAGCACATAAAGCTACACTCCCAGATATGCTTAGAAGTGGTTTAGTTTCTGACCACGCAAAGAATTCCAATCCCTTGTTTGCTAATCCCGCCATTAAACCTGTAATAGAGGCTACTCAATCTCAGCTTCTAGCTAAATTCCCTAATGCAACACCTGCTGAAATAACTGATATGACCCAGAGATTTGTCATAGCTATGGGTCAAGAGTTTGCTCCTAAAGACGTAGTAAATGATAACGCATTTGGAGAGACTGACTGGGACAAGTTTATGGACGCTAATTAGCATTAGCTTATTAAATTATTAGATTATTAAACTTTTAAATTTGAGAGGTATATTATGTTTGGTCGTGTATTATTTTCAGCTGACAGTAGAATAGGTCAGCCACTACGTGCAGGGGACGGGTTTGTAGGTAACCCTGCTGTTAAGAACTTTGCTGCTGAGACTGATGAAACTATTACTACAGCAGAACTTAGTGGAGGTAGTATTCAGCAAGGTACTACTCTTACCTCTGATGTAGTTTATACTTTACCTACTTCTGTGTTGGTAGAAGCTGAGTTTACTGAGATGGATGTCGGTGATTGTTTTATATTTGAAGTAACTAACGCACAAGCTGGTGCATTTGATGTAGTTATTGCAGTAGGTGCAGGTATGACAGCTATTGGTGCTAACAATACTTTAAGCGTACCTCCTCAATCTACTCGTTGGTTTAAGTTGTTTAAGACTTCAGATACTACACACGATTTGTTCTAAACCATTAATTTTAATTTATCCTTTAATTTAACTTATAGCCATGAGGCTAGTAGGAGATTATTATGAGTGTTGGCATATTTAATACCAGCAATTTTACAACTGATTTAGCTAAGAAGTCCTTTTCGGCTATGATTACTAGATTAATGCCAAATGGTACAGCTCCTTTGTTTGGGCTTACTTCCATGCTTACTGATGAAACCGCTGTAGCAGTTGAGCACGGCTTCTTCTCTAAGACTATGATTTTCCCTGAAGCTAAGATAAATAACGCAGCTGGATTTTTAGCAACTGATACGTTATTTGATGTAGATACTACTCTTAACTTACTTCCTGGTATGTTGATGCGGGTTGAGCGTACCGGAGAGAATGTTATTATTAACTCTGTAGCTAACCTTACCCAGATTAACGTTAATCGCTCTATAGGGTCAGTAGCTGCTGCAGCTATCTTAGATGATGACGATTTATTCCAAGTAGGTACTGCATTTGAAGAAAGTTCTACACGTCCTAACGCTAATAACATTATTCCAGTACGTGTTACTAACTTAACTCAAATTTTCCGTAACACTTGGGCTATCTCTGGTTCAGCTAATGCTACTCAGGTTATTGCAGGTGAGAGTACTGATGCAGAGAGTCGTCAAGATGCTGCAGCACTTCATGCAGCTGATATTGAGAAAGCTATCTTCTTTGGTCAGAAGTCTCAGGGTACACGTAATGGTCAACCTTTCCGTACTATGGACGGTCTGCTTAATTTGATAGAGACTCCCGGAAACTATCCAGCTAGTTTTGGTGGTGCTACTAACAGCTTTACAGCTGGCGCTACTACTAACTGGACTCAGTTACTTGGCTTCTTAGATAATATGTTTGACCAAGCTACTGACCCTAAAGGCTCTAATGAACGTGTTATGTTCGTAGGCGGTACAGCTAAGGTAGTTATTAATGAGATTGGTCGCTTAAATGGTACTTATCATTTAGTAGACGGACAGACTAATTTTGGTCTTGACTTCTCTACCTTAACCTTACCTAGAGGTAAGATTCGTATCATTGAGCACCCGTTGTTTAATACGAATAGTATCTGGGCTCAGATGGCGGTATCTGTAGACTTACCTACCTTCCGTCTAGCTTACCTTGCCGGTCGTAAGACTATGAATAAGGAGTTTAATACCAAAGGTGATATGGCTCAAGATAATGGTATTGATGCAATAGGCGGTACTCTTACTACAGAAGTTACAACTGTTGTTAAGAACGTTCCAGCTAATTCAATAATCCGTAATCTTACTGCTGCTGCTGTAGGCTAGAAATAGTACGCACCACTACCCAATAGATTGCTACTCACTACCAATATTAAGGTGAGTAGCTTCTTATAACCCATTAGGATAATCCCATGACTAATAACCCACAAACTCCTCAAGTCCAGCAGGTAGATGTAAAAGATGTACCTAAGTATCAGCATTATAGTTCAGCTCGTATAGCTATGCGCTTAGTAACTGAAAAAGGTAAGAGAATTATCTTTACTGGCTTTGAGTATTTTACTCAAGATGAAGATATTATTAAATACTTAGATGACGAGATTAGACAAGGCTTACCTGGAATTACTAAAGGTAAACTTATGTCCTTCGCAGAGAAAGACCCTATGGAGAAACTCAAGCGTGAGATTATAGCTGAGCATGAAGACAAGAAAGCTCAGGAAGCAGCTGACGCAGCTAGAGGTATTAAGAAAGATATGGGTAATACTAAGAAGGGAAGTGAACCTGCTATTAATCCTCTCGGCTCTGACCAAGTAGCAAACTAGAAATGATTTAATTTAGATGACTTATAAGCTGAACTTGAAGCCAGTCATCTAGTTTAAGTTATTACTTACTACTTACTACTCTTTGTACAGGAATATTATTATGCCTATAGACCCTACAACTTATGCTTCATCTGGCTCAGAGCAATCAGCAGGTATAGCAGAAAGTATATCCCCAGCTGACACTGACCTTACTCGCTTTACTCGTGCACTGTATATTGGAGGTACAGGTAATGTAACTGTAATCATGGCTGAGGAGAGCATAGGTGGAGGTACTACAGTTATCACATTTTCTAATGTACCTGCTGGAACTATCTTACCTTTACGAGTAGCTCAGGTACGACTTACTGGTACTACAGCTACTAACATCATAGCACTCTTCTAAGAGGAGAATTATTATGATGAGATTAAAACTAAGTCGTATTAGTTCAGGAATGCATCAGCAATGGGGAAGATGGAGAATTAATCTTAATGGTACTGATCAACACATAAAACTCATAACTGCAATGAAGTTAGTAGCAGATGATACTGTTGAGTTTAAGTTTAGAGCACCGGCAGTTGACCCAATAGCTACAGAAGTTTTAGTATCCACAACAGGTGCAGATGACTTTAAATTCTTTTATTCTAATACAGGTAAGTGGTCTTTTGCTCAATGTACTGCTACTGTGGATGGAAGTGCAGTAGCTGACAACGACCCAGCAATATATGACGGTAAGGAACATGTGGTTGTGTTAACTATCACAGTGGATAGCACACTGGATTTGTTTGGAATGTATAGGACAAATGCATTTCATTATCCTGAATCTATATATGATATAAAGGTTGTACACTCAGGAATTAATCTTGTAGATATAGCACTAGATGATACTAGAGAGGTTCAATACAATAAGGCTTCCTTTGGCCCATATTTCTTCCCTCATGCAACAAGTGATTTACAGCTAACTCCTGTTATTAATCTTATAGCCGGAGATACAGTAGAACTTATATTCATAGCACCTCCTGCTGATACAGGACATAATGATTATTTAATTGATGGTGATGATATAAATGATAGGTTATTCATAGTTAGGAACAATACAGGTGGTGATGTCATAGGATTCAATACAGCGGTATCTACCCTGACAATTGATGGAGTAGCACAAGTGCAAGCTGTGACACCATTTGCAGCGGATGACAGACATCATAAAGCTGTGCTGTCTATCACAGCAACGTGTAAGATTGGTACTATGTTTGCCAGATTTAATAATCAATCATCTAACTTTGGTGAAATGGCAGTATATGATCTTAAGGTTATTAGAGGAGGTACTACAATATTACACATACCACTAACAGAGGGAAAGGACGCAGCAGTAGGAGGCGTTGCTTCGATAAAAGATATAGATGGTAATGTAATAGGAATGCTTAATGAAGGGGCTAATTCGCATTGGTCAGAGAAATTATTTGTAGGTCGTAGCGAGCTGCTTAACAAGAGTAAGAATTTTGAAAATGCAGCTGATTATACTCTATTTACAGGTGCTAGTATTTCTGACGGTGTATGTACTGGTACTGATATCGCAACAGGTGCAACTGTATTCGAACAAGCAATAACTGACCTAGAACCAGATAGAGTCTATAATGTACATATTATTATAGATGAGATATCAACTAATGCACAGTTTGTTACAAGGCTGGGAGGCAATACCGGTAGAGTTATAACTGTTGCAGGAGATTATGAAGAGGTTTATAAGGCAGGAACTACTGATAATAAATCAGGAGCATTTAATACTGATGGAGTAAACCCACTAGCTACTGTAAAGATTAGTCACTTCTCAATACGTGAAGTACACCCTCACACTATGCAGGTTATTGGTTTCAATAATACCACTGACATATTGGAATAC